ATTCAATACCGATCTTGTGTTCTGGCAGATAGATATCAATCTCATATGGGTTGATTTGGCTTCGATCTCCGCTGATCGCGCCAGGCACCAACGATTTACAAAATTCAAATACTTCCAGTTCTTCCTTGCTCTTATACGAGATTTCGGCGGGGTTACATCGTTTACAGATCGGTGGAACAGCATAATCAAATCGTTTGGCGAAGGTCAATCCGCACTGGCAGCATTTGAAAGTGATCAGCGGTCGAGTTGCTACCCCAACATACTCATCATGAGATAACAACGGAGTAACTCCGAAGTTTTCTTCGGATGTTTTGATGAATCTTCTATAATTCAGCTTGGCTAAATGATAGGGCTCGTATCGTTCTTTCTTTGTTTGCTGTGCCTTTTCAACCGTGGCGCGATCAAGCATCGCGTTGGTAACACCGTATTTTTTCAAAAGGGTTTTTTCACGCTTTTTCTTGACCGCATCGAGTAACCCAACATTCTCTGCGCCATATCTTGACATGGTAGTTTTCTTGATGTTTTCAGTGATTTCCTTCACTCGCCAAGAATCTTGGTATACCGCCCTGTGCGCAGCTTTTGCCTCAGCAGTTTGGCCGGCGTTGACCACCCCATATCTTTCTAGATTGGTGGTAGCTCTTTTGGCGTTGGTTTCAGTTTTTTGCTCTTGCGTTTGATTTGATTTCGCCGTCGACACTTTTCTGGCCACCGAATCCTTGGCGCAGTGGCAAACGTTTGCATGTCCGCAGAACTTGTATCCAGAAAATACAGTATTGAACTTTTTTGCTTTTCCGTTACAACAGATCGTTTCGTTTGGATGAAGGGCGTTGTAGGCTTGCTCGGCGATCGAAGCGCCATAATGCGAGGTTACCCAGGCATAAAGATCTGGATGCTTCTTCAATAAATTCCCATAATGCTTTGGGTGATCTCTGATTAGGGTTTCGAGTTGTTCTTTCATGATATTACAGTATAGCACGATTATTTGTTTTAGTCAACTTGAATGCTAGTCGTGATAAAGCCCCTTGCGGGGCTTTATCATTTGTGTTACACTGTGTGAGTGCCAGGTATCAGCTGAACGATAGGTTCGACAAGGCGATCTCACCAACATAGTCGCCGGCGTTGCCGAAGGACGATGCAGTGTTGGTCAGTTCCAGGTATCCATACCGTGTCATGAAGGACACGACTGGTTCGAAGGTCGACGGATCAAGCACAACACCGGAGCTCATCAACGGAATATATGGGCAGTAGAACGCAGCCGCATCAGCTTCCGATGTGCCTTTGTAACCAACGAGCACTGGAGTGCTGTCAGCAGCATAGCTGTCAACATAGACCTTCATGGCGCTATTCAGCGTACCAACGAACTTGGTGTTGGTCGGTGCTTCAAAGGTGCCTTCGGTCGTACGAGCGAACGCGGAAGTCGTTGCTGATTGCAGCACGGTTAGCGCGGTCGGCGAAACGACGGCCCAGTTACCAGCACCGCGACGGGTGCGCTGAGCGATCAGGTTAGCGACGCGGTTTACCAGCACTGCCAGGGCGGCGTGCTCGTCACCAACGAAGGTTGCTGTACCGGACACAGCGGCTTGGTCGAATGTGAATTCGGTCGAAGCCAGGCTGCGCAGCGACAACAGGATTTCCTGGTCGATTTCAGCAGTGATTTCTTGAGCCAGCGCGGCCATGATTTCAGCCTCGATGTCAATGCCGTGCATTGCTTGAGCGTCTTGAGCGGCTTCGAAGGTCCAACGAGCTTGCAGTCTGCGAGTCTTGGCTTCAACGGCTTGTTTCAAGAGTTGTACGGAAATGTTACGACCACCAGTGGCTTCCATCAACGCGGTCGAGGCAGCACGGTAATCAGCTTGCGTAGCGCCATTGCCGGCGGAATACGCTTGGGCAATCTTGAACGGGCTGAGCGCTTCTTCACCAGCAACAGTGGAGGTAGCAGCGGCGGACGAGTCAGTCATCGTCGTGCCGTAACGGACGCGCAGCGTGTGGATTTGACCAACCGGGCCGGTCATTGGCTGAACGCCAACGAGCTCGTTCGCAATCACGGTCGGCATAACTCGACGGATGACTGGAAGAATGACGCGGTTCAGCGTGGCAATGTTGCCAGACACGGTGCTGCCAGCAGCGGCCGATTCCGACAGCAGATGCTTACGGGTGTTTTCGAGCACGACGCTCATCGTTGTGCGACGAGTACCATTGAGACCTTCTAGTAGGGCTTCTTTGGCCTCGTTCCAACGGCTTTCAAGTAGTTCCTTGGACATATGTTTTCTCCTGTTCCTTGTGTGTTTTAGTTGAGCCCTGCCAGACGCTTGATATCAATGATATTATTCTTATCGTCATGCGCAACGGCAGATTTATCACCAGTTACTGTAGAGCGAGATTCGACCAACGGTTTTTTGACCGGAGATTGGATCGAACGCTCGGCAAGAACAGCCGGTAGATATTTTTCGAAAGCGCTCTTCAACCGTGAGGTTTGAACGTTCTCGAGAAGATTACGCATCGTACCCGCTTTTTCTTCGTTCAGAGTGCCGATCAGTTCATCTAGAACTTTTTGGCGCTCGCTCGATTCGCGGATGATACGAATTTCTTTTTCCTTAGATTCAACAAGCGTTTTTGCTCTCGCCACTTGTTGAACAGCTTCAGCGATTTGCTTCTCTTTTTGTTTGATTACCGCCATCATTTTCTTCATCTCGGCTTTCTCGTTGAGATGGGTGGCACCAAATTCTGTAGCGAATGCTTCGAAGATTCGACGACCAAAACTGTTCTCACGAGCAGACTTGATGTCTTCCTGAAGCTGTGTTAGTTCAGACTTTAGATGTCTTGTAACGGCTTTAGTCAGTTTCTGCGTATTTTCTTTGATAAAGCGTGATTTGAGCGTGGTCAGTTGCTTGCGTGCTTCGGCAACCAGTTTCACTCTCGATTCTACCACTGCCTTCTTGTCTTTAGCAAACTCGCCGAGTTCTTTGGCAAGAGCGTGCATGACAAACGATTCGAGCTTTATCATTTTAGCAGAATTTGCTTTGCGATCTTTCTGAAGCTCAGTGATCTCTTCGGCGAGCTTGCTCACCATAAAACCATTGAATTTCGTAGCGTTTTCGCGCAGCGTTTGCTGAGCCTTTACGCGATCTTCTGCCAGAGCAAGGCGTTCTGTGTGGAACTCCTTGATTTCCTCCATCAGCTTATCGGTAACAAGACGATCAAGAGCCTCAACCATTACCGTTTTGTCGTGGTCGTATCTCTGAGCAAACTCTTCGCGCAATTCTGCGCGAATATTGTCGCGGGCTTCATTTAGCTTGGCATCCCAGGCTTCTTGAATAGCTTCGCGAGTTTCCTCATTGACAATGCCACTTTCTAGCAATAGCTTTATAGCATCATTCATGCTTACTCTCCTGATATTTTTAGATCCTTGATCAGCTTTGTGACTTCGCCTTTCAAGTATCTTTGAATTTTTGTGTCCGCGCAGGCTTCTTTAGCGAGGTCAAACAGCTTGTGCCCGTGACGCATGTTGAGCAACCCCTCGTAAATCGCGGTTGGGTAGGCGGCCGGTGCCGACGGTTGAGCTACGACATCAACGGTTACAATCTCATAGTCACTCACGTGCCCATTCGATTCATTGACATTGCCGCTTCCTCGGCTTGAAACTCCGAGCTTGACACCGCTTTCCAACATTGTGCGAACAAGATTGCCCATTGGTGTAGGCAATATCTTCAACTTCCCGAGCCCGTTAGGCCCGTTCATTTCCATGCTCACTATCGCATGGCTTACACGATCCAGGTTGATCTTTAGATCATCTGGATGATCTACTTCGCCAAGCACTGAATATCCCGACGTGAGTTGCTCGTTCAGCGTAGACACAGCCTTGGTGATTTCACTCACCGGATACACTCGCTGATTGGCATTTTTTACGCCGCCTTGGATCATCACACCCCTTAGGTAGAGTGTTTTGTTATCGTTCTCGCCTTCAACGAGGAGTGCTGCTTGGTTCGGTGAGAGACCTTCTCTAAGGAACATCATTTTCCATCAATCTCCTTCTTATCAAACGACCACCCATTCTTTTCCCCTCTGCACCACACCCGAATCGTGGTAATCGAGTGATTGGGATAGCATGCGTTAGCCGAAGCAAGGTCTATAAAACGTTCTCCGACCGGAGAGACCCAAAATCCAAGTTTTGGTGTTTGTTTTTGTTGGTGCTTCTCTCGGACTATTTTGGAGATCTTGGCTTTTGTTTCAGCAGTATGCTGTTTTCCATAAAAATGATTATTTTCACCGCTGTGAGCTATGCTGTTTTTCAACCTAGCATCTTCAGACTGTACTCGACCTTTACTTGCGGCGCCGATTTTTGCCCGAGTTTCTATAGATGCCACTGCACCTCGGCGTCGATTCCCCACTTTTCTTTTGAAATCATCGGACCTCTGAATGCCCAATAACGCCCTCGATCGTTTTTCGCGTGTTGCTTCTGAAACCGCAATTCCAACGGTAGTGAACTTGCCATCACCGTTGTGTTGGTTGAAGCTCGCCAAACAATGTTTGGCATCGAGTTTTATCAAAAGAGCATTCTCCATTTCTCGAATATACAAAGGGTCGCCTATCAACAAAATCTCTCGAAGCCAATGATTTGCATTTTCAAGGATCATTGGCTTCACCACTTTGCTTGAACAGATATACCCGTCTCCAGGATAGCAGCCTTTCTTCGTCCGAGAACCAATATACCATTTATTTGTTGGCAAATGGGTCCACTTATAAAGATACGCTTTGGTCTTGTTGCCAGCCAGGTCGGCGGAATCTTCGAAGATCACCGCCGCTTGCGAGCTAACCGGACTGAGATACTCTTGGAGTAATCGTTTATTCACGAGCCTGCCTCACTCAGTTACTTGCGCACTACGCTTTTATCGGACACGCCAGATTCTTCACCAGTTTTGGCAGAAGGGGCTTTCGATTTGAACGCACCGCTTGCGGCTTCTTGTGGGCCTTTGGCGCCATAAGTGTTGACATTGGCTTTCGGCGCACTTCGACCATTTTCAGCAGTGGTGTCGGTCTTGACTGGGTCACCAGCAGTGCCAACGCCTTTCTTGCCTGAGTTGGCCAAAGAGACGGACTTCTTGTTGTCGGCTGTATCAGCGTTCGATGGTTTCGGAACTGCCTTCAACGACACTTCTTCCGTGAGGCCTGGCCCAAATTCATCTTCGCCGTCCAGTTCGCCTTCTTCCCCGCCTTCGAGGTCAAAGTCAACTTCGTCGTCGCCGACTTCTTCGCCCTCTTCGCCGGCCATCAAAGCGTCAAATTCAGCCATCAACTCGTCGAGTTGGTCTTCGAGATCAACCACGCGGTCTTCGAGATCTGCTGCGCCTTCTTCGTCACCGAACTCGTCGCCTTCTTCGTCACCGAACTCGTCGCCTTCTTCGTCACCGAACTCGTCACCGAACTCGTCGCCTTCTTCGGGCGAGAACCCAGTTTCATCTGCTTCAACGTCATTGATGAGGTCTTCACCTTCATCTTCGCCAAACTCTTCGGCCATCAAGTTTTCATAGATTTCGCGGCTTTTTTCTACCACGATTTGATGGAACAACTCACGGGCCTTGGCTTCGTCATCGGCGATGACATACTCGATCAACTTCTCAAAATGCTTGCTCATAAAAATCTCCCAAATAGTTAGGTATGCTTCTATTTACTTTCGAAATAGAAAAAGTGGGTAGATAATAGGTTTTTTTGACTATTTTATCTACCATCATTATTCTTACAGCATCGGCTCAGGCGCTGGCGCATATTGAGCTTTTATCTGTTTCAGATTTTGCTGTAATTCATAGTTGCGCACATCTATCAATCGTCTGAGTTTATTCAACTGACGCAGCGTCAACTTTGTTTTACGCATATCCTTAGAAGATAGCCGGGAATGATCATCAGCTTGATCTTGATAATGTTCTTGCGCAGGCTCATATAATTCATTCAGTTGCATGTCTTTATCCTTTGATATTATCCAACGCCCGGGGCTGGTGGAGGGGTTGGCCCCCCAAGTGTCGGCCCAGCGCCAGGCCCTTCGGCGGCGGGCATCTCCATTTCACCGGCGGCGAGATCACCGGCGTCACCAAACTCGTCTGCAGTTTCAATATCGCCAGCGAGGCCGCCTGGCATCACGCCCACTGATCTTAGATCATCGCCAGACGCAGTTGCGGCTGGCGCAGTGTCTTGCTCCTCTCGCCACAGCTCTTCGTTTTCGATCATCTCTTCTTGACTCAAGCCTAGGTATCGTTTCAGCATAAATCTTTTGCTCAGATACGGCACTTGTTCCAATGATTGAAACACATTGACTCTGGTCGTATCGAGCTCTGCTTGCCTGTATGATGCAAAGTTTTGCGGCGGCGTAAAGGTCAGATCAAACAGGCCAGCGTCGATATTGAATCCTCGCCATTGTAAGAACATCTTGAATTCGTCGTCGAGCTTCGTTATCAACGCACTTTGAAGTCTCTGGCAATATTGATTGAAGCGGTGTTCTTGAATCATTGCTGTACCAACTCGGCCGTCATTGAGCGGCGTAGTTTGATCGTCCGGTCCGGTTGGCAAATAACTCGACGGGACGCGAAGGCCTCTGCAAAGTTTGTTGTTGAAATATTTCAAGTCGTCGATTTGACCCAGGTTATCTCCCCCTGGCAGGGTTTCCACTTTCGACCCTCTTCCCTCGGAGTTGTGGACAAAAATGCCACAGCTCAATGCGAAGTTGTGACTTCCCGAAGCCGACTCGATAGTAACATCGCCAGTGTCGATTCGGTGATTCAGGATTTCAACCGTCGCAACCTTGTGATTATTCGAATAATTCCGCTTGAATTCTCCCCAAGTCGCGTACCCGAATACTTTTACTATTTGATTCAATGAGTAATCCGTTGGACAGATATTGGACGGTCTGTTCTTATCTCGTATTAGATTCGGATTATCTTCAAGACAAATGGTTTGAAATTCTGCATCGTTGCGGAGTTTCACGGTTATCTTAGATATGCTATCGTATCCCTCATTGAATAAAGCCACAACACGGGCGGCAGCTCGATCGCCATAATAGATAGTTTTAGCTTTTGATACCCATTTTCTGTTCTCGCACAAAGTCAATAGTGCTTTTTCAGAGCTTTCTCGATTTTCCCAAAGTTTTGCGCCGTTTCGCTTTCCTCTAGCCGCAAACATTGCCTTATCTTCTGGTGTTGCGTTTTTATGATACTGTCTGATCCCATCTACCAGTTTTTTTCGTTTGATAGGATCCTGCCAGGCTCGTGTTAGATGATATGTTCCTAGACTGGCATGCAATGCTCTATGTTCATTTTCATCCATTTCTATTAGGTTAGATGGATTATTATTTCGACTATTACAGTCGATGTGGTGTATCACTGTATTAGCCGGTTCTTGTTTAGGGCAGGCCATAATGTGAACCCACTGCGATTTTCCAGTTGCGGGCTCGATATACTTTAGATATTTCCCAGCGTGTTGGTGCCGTCCAGCGGTAGCATCTATTAGATATAAAGGCATAACGCTATCGCCTGACTGAAGCAACCCTGCTTCTTTTTCAGTCCCATCTCGCATAATGAATCGGTGATCGGGTGTCGCTATCACCGATTCGCCGTTGTCTAATGTGATTTTTACTACCTCTGCGTCTTTTCTAGTCACCCCAGCCCATATGATCTTGCCAGGTTCAATCTTCTGAGTTTCTTGATTTACAGTGAAAGTGAAATTTTCTTTTCCAGACTGATATTCGGAAATAATGTCGGCTAG